ATAGCTTAGAAACGCAAATTAAGGTATTACAGAATAATATTGATAGCCTTAACCAAATTGAACGCATCCAGACGATTAAAAAAACTATAATTAACAATTACCATGATTCGATTCAAACTATTATTATTTACCTGCCTGATTCTGCTAACACTAAACTGCTATTCGATAACATCTCCCGATTCGACTATTTGTATAAATCAGCATCAAGTCAAAGTAATTAATTTAGCATTTAACGAATTAGACAAAATGATTAAACTTGATTCAGTTAGTCGTGAACAATTAGGAACAAAAGACTTGAAGATTAAGCAACTCCAGGCAATTGATTCTTTACGTTCAAATCAACTTATATCGGCTAATATTGAAAATACTCAATTGCGCAAAGAACTAAGGCAAAAATCAATAAAAATAGCAGTATATCAAGTAGCATTGCTCGCTTCATTGGTTGGTATTATTTTGTTGATTTAAATATTTTTCGTACTTATATTTTCTTCTATAATTTTCGGAGCGGGATAATAATTGAAATGAAATTGAACGCCAATTAACAAAATCTATTTTGCTCAATATTTTTGCAGGTTTAATAATACACATTGTATTAAACTGATTATCATATTCAATTAAACCATATTGAGGGGGTATTTCATTTAAGTTTAACAAACCTCTTGGAGTAATAAAGAAAAATCTATTGCACCTGCTTCCTGACTTTATTACATCGTGTTTATTCCCTTTTTTGAAGTCATTGAAAAAGTCGCTCCTGCTAATCTTTATTTCGTATTCAACCATTAACCCTGCTCGTGTAATTTGGCATAAGTCCATTTCATAAGCACCTACAAAGAAATTAGGAATAATAATTCCCCCTGAATTGCTTAAAAAAGACATCCCTTTGTATTTAATTTTATCGGCTAATCTCATTGGTTGGTTTGGTTATTGCTTTGTGAGGTTAATTTGTTTAGTTTTTAAATTTCCCTTAATGTATTTATCACAATAGAAACTTTTGGCATTACATCAATTTTAACATCACTTAATGTAACTGAAAAAGTATAGCCCATTTCGCTAATTTTTTTATGATAAAAATTTAAAATAGCTTCTTTTATTTCGTCATCAGATAATATAAATTCTGATTTTGTTGATTGTTGCATAATCTTATTTATTGCTTTGTGAATGACTTGAATTTTTAAACGCAAAAGTTAAATTATTGCGTTTTTTTTGGGCTTTACTCACTTTCATTTTAGGCGATTTAACCCGAATTTGCTTTGGTGTTTTTACTCGCATGAGTTTATTTCTTTTTAAATTGTTCAAACCATTGTTGTACTGTTTGTTTAGAAGTCCATCCATAAGTGTCGGAATAATCCATATTATCTTCACCTTGACTAAACGCTTCTCTTAAATCTTCCTCACTATACATTCTTTCTGCCTGCCATTTAGCACCTGCCTTAAAATCTTCTTCAGTAGTACCATCATCATTGATAAAAGTATTAGTATATTTTTCTGCTGCTTCTTCAAGTGTTTCGTTACTCATTGTTATCCTCCTTTTTTCTAATAATCACTTTGTCGTGTTCATCTACTATGTGGCAGTCGGGGCAGTAGTGTTCAACCTCTCCTTTAAAACCTCTTGTATAAGCCCAATTATTTGGCAAGTCTAATATTCCATCAATCTGCATTTCATACCCGCAACTATCGCAGGTTAATAAATGGGATTCTTGTTTAATTAGTGTCATAGCGTTTCAAAATAATTATTAGCCAACTCCCGCAATTTGTCAGCCCCAAATTTGTTGATTAATTCAATTCGGGTTGTTATCGTAAACTGGTCTTTAGTCTTACCTTTTGGGCGACCGACTTTTTTCTTTGGTTTGGTCATTTGTTTGGTTATTTGATTAAACTTTTAATAGGTAGATTCATGTATTTAATAGCATCTTCCTTGTGTTTAAACCATTTATAGGTAAAACTTCCATTTTTATTCATGCGGTTATAAACAAAGCCCTCTGATTTATCACTAAACAATCTAAGGTAAGTTTCGTAGTGAAAACATTTGAATCTTTCTATACTTTCAACCGATGCGCATTTTAGATTGTTTGAGATAATATCAAACTGCAATTCTTCTCTTGTTTTGGTAGTAGTATTCATATAGTTGGTTATTGATAGCACAAATCTAAACCCGATAAATGAGATAAACAAATAAATAAATTAAATTATTAAACTAAATTTATATCTGTTTGGTTTTTAGGTGGTTAAAATTCGTTTATTCCTTTCAATACCTCAATTTCTTTATTCAATCGCTCAATCTCGTAGGTGAGATTTAAGTTATCCGATTCGAGTTTATAAACCTTTTTTCGCCAATACAATTCGTTTAGGTAAATACTGCCTACCTGATTAAATACGTTTTTTAGTGTATTAACTCGCATTTCCCACTCTTTTTTTCGTTCGCCTTGTATCTTATCAACTTGGATAATAAAATCGTTTATAATGGCTCTTAAATCGTCTAAGGCTTTTAACGCTTCATCTTCCTTGCGTTCTTTTGCCATTAGTGAACGGGTTGTGAAGTAGAGTTGCTCTAATGTTTCTTCGTATTTATCGCTCATTAGAATGGTAATGGGTTTTTAGAACCTTCTAAATTATTAAATATTTCAACCTTTTCCTCACTTGCAAACCCGATAAAACTACCTTCTTCCCTATGCTTTTTACCTTCACCCGCATAGCAGATTTTACCCTCAATCGTTTCTCTATACCTGCTTTTTTTCCAATCAAATTCAAGTCTTTCAATTAGGGCAGTCGCTTTACCAAGTACATCAGGTTTTACCTTGTTAAAATATAGGTCTACGGTTTGTTTGCTGCGCTCTGGGTAGTCTACGGTTACAATTACTTTACCGTTGCTATTCCATGCACTACCGCCCTTTATATCGTCCCCATCAGGAATCCTACGTTTAGGTTTAGAACCATCTTTAGGTATCATTATTTCCATTTTCTTAGGGTGCGCAATAGTCATAAAGTGTTTAGTCTTAGCTTCGGCAAGTTCGTTACGATAGCCTAAAACATAATCCAAATACAAATCTTCTCTACCTCCAAATGGTTGCATATCGTGAAACATATTTTTCCATGAATCAATAAATACGGTGTTAATAGCCCCGTTATTATCCTCATAATCTACACCAAAGTTCCAAAGGTCAATAGGTGTTAATGGTTTCTTTGGGTCATCTTTTTGGGCTATTAAAAAAAACGTATCTATCCAGGCACTTGCCTGTATTACTTCGGTGGGTGATATTGAGTTCTCATAACCCCTAAAACTCCTGCGATAATACTTTACTAATAGCTTTCTGCGTATCTCATTGTATGAACCAATATCAGGAGCATAAAGTAAATGCCTTAATCCAAACGCTTCACTTTGGTAGAACATTAGTTCCAAAGCAAATTCAGTTTTACCTGAATGCGGTAAACCCGTTATATCCGTAACACCATCTAAAGCGTATTGAAAAACTCCGTTAAAACATTCAAACCCCGCATAGTTTAGTTGAGTACCGCCTGACTTATGGTAATCCTCAAAGTGTTTAGACTTTTTTGAATAGTCAATGATTTTAACATTCATTAATTACCTCCGTTCTTTTCCATCCACATTCTGCGAGCGTAGTCTATATCGGATTCAGTATTTTCAACTTTGATTTTATTTTCATCTTTAAACCAAACGGATTGCATTTTCTGTTTCCAATTTAAAACTTTCTTACCATTAGCATCGTGCCAATTAGCTTCGTTGTAATAGTTAAATGCTCTAATTGCTACTTCTTCTCTATATCCATTTTCTTTAAAATATAATATAACTTCATTTACATTTACAGTTCCCATAAGAATCGCATCGTTTTTCTTTGGGATTCTTTTAGGATTCTTTTGCGATTGTAATGGAATCCCATCGTTTTTTGATGGAATCGCATTTTTACGCTTTTCCCAAATAGTTTTAACTGCCTCCGAAATATTGTTAGATTTTTTGTTTCTAAGGTTCATAACTTCCATTAAACGGATATTGTAAAAACCTAAATCAGATTCAACAAATTTGGCTCTAACTATTTCATTAGTTCCTACCATTGCATTAAATGAAACTTTATCAATTACACCTCCATGTTGATGCTGAGAACAAAGCAAACGAATATAAATACCTACTTGCTCATTACTCATAAACATTGTACCCGTCAAAAAGTCTGAGGGGTAAAATAAGAATGCTGGGTCTTTTGCCATAACTAAAATCCCTCATGTTTTAAACTGAATGAACATTGGTCATCAAACCAAATACCATCAAAATCGTAACGATAAGTAAAGTTTCTTAAGCAAAAACCTGAGTTATGGTATAAAAGCACATCTTCTTGTAAGTTGGTAAAATCAGCTAAATAAGCATAAGATGAATTCAAATCAATAGATTTACCTACAAGGGTAATAGAGTAATTAAAATAATGGTCTTTCTTTCTTTTTTCTAAATAGGATTGAATACCTTTTAAATACCTTAATGCTTGTAAAAAAGCAGAAATACCTATTTTTTCTTGTTTGAGTTCAAATACAGTAATTTCACCTTTTATAAGTTCTCTGTATTCTATGTGATAGAAAGGTCTTCTAACTTCAATTAAATCGGCAACACCATAATTTCCAATTTTCTTTTGTCGTAATAACCTGCTTTTGTTGTGAAAAGGTAATCCTCTTTTACCTAATTCATTTTTGTCTGTGGTAAAAATGATTTCTTCCAAATCTTTCTCTAAAAAATTCATTCCGAATTCTCCTATAAAAAAAAGTCCGTTTGTTCGCTGGTTTCGCAAGGGTGAATCAAACCCAACCAACTACTAAAACGGACTTATTTGTAAATATCTTCATGATTCGTTAATAGGCTGCGAAACCCGAATACAAATTTACCTCACAATAACAAATAGTCTTTTACAAGTTTTGCACAAAAATTAAATATTTAAACCGCACATTTCTAAACAAGTATTACACTTACCTAAGTATGCTTTTTTATTAAACTTACTTACTAATGTTTTACTTTTCATAAATGCCATTTGTTTAGTATTTATCATCCCATCAATTACTAATTTATTAGACTTTGATGGTCTAAATACAGTATCTAATGTATGTTCATTTTTGAATAAACTATCTTGCACTAAACTTAATTTTAAACCCTCATTATTATTTAGATTAAAATCACAACTAACAATCCTTAAAACTGATTTACAAAAAGGTTTAAGTCTATTGTATTGTTTTAGGCAATTGTTTAAAACCTCTTCTTTATCAAGTGCTGAAATACTTGTATTAATGCAAATGTTAAATTTAGATAATTGCTCCAACTGCTCATCTGTTAAAACATTCCAATGCCTTGTAATAATTACTATTTGTTTAGTTGAATTATAATCAAATAAAGATAATTGGGTTTTGTTTCGTAGTTTAGAAATAATATTTATAGTGTGCTTCCAATTTTCAGATGGGTCACCAGAGCAACCCATCCTAATAAACGGCATATCAACTTTTTCTATCATTTCAATTACCCTATTTAAATGATTATAGTCTTCAAAATCTCTTTCTACTGATACGCTAAAATCAATTCCGTATCTCTTTGCAGTTTTATAAGCATAACAATCATTATAACAACCATTTTCACTATTTGCCAAACCACTTTTACAACCTTTAATAGGGTCTAAATCCCATATCCCACGCTTATTTTTAGTTAAGCTAATTGTTGTATTGTAGTTTCTCATAGTCTGCCTATGTTTGGAAAAAGGTCTTTTATTTTACTTGTATCGCCTTTATAAAAAACATAAATGCGTTGCTCACATTTAGGATATTTACGAGAGTTTAAAGTCTTTTTTGCAGTTGCTCTTCGGGTAAATTCACTTTCTAAGTAAATTATTTTATTGTAAATGTGTAAACCTTGCTCTTTAAAAAATAACTCATGTTCAGCATCACTACCATAATACCCCCCGTTTTTATCTCTACTATCACCCGTCATTACAACAAAAAAAGTATTATCATTCATTGCTTCAATTGCATTTTTATAACCTGCAAAAAGCATATCCCTAAACTCTTCATAAGTGCCTAATGAGTTTAATTCATTTTCAGGTGACTTGCCATCATAGTCCAAATAGGTTTCAACTTTATAGTATGGTGGGCAACTAAATATTAAGTCATATTTTTGTTTTGGCTTAAATTTGGTTGAATCGCTGCAAATCCATTTTACGTTAGGAAATTCCTGGCAAAGTGCATTATTAGCATCACATTGGTTTTGTCTTATTTCACTTGAAGTATATTCGTAACCACAACCACCCGCTACAAATCCCATTTGAACACCACCGCCAAAAGGATTGTAAACCCTTACACCATTAGTAGGCATAAACATTCTAACAATAATCTCACAAGCAGTAGGGTCTAATACACTTGCATTACCATTTAAATCTTTGCCCTTATCGGTTAAAACTTCACCATCTACTACACTTTGTTTAGATAAAACAACATTACTCATTCCTGCTTTACCTTGCCAACAACCCTCACGACTTGCAAATTTAGGGTTAGGTATATTGTATTTGCGCCCCATTTCTTCAAGTCTTTCGTTCCATTCTTTTTTAACACTCATCCACTCACCACTAACTGACTGCCATAAATTAGTCATAGCCATGTGGCATAATCTTTTAACCCTTACTTGACTTAATTCGCCATAAACCATATAAACGAATTCGCTTTTTTCTAAGTTTACTTTAAAACCACGAGCCATAAAAACTTTAGGGTTTTCTAAATCGTGCTTTTTGCTTACGGTCATAATCATTGGATAACCAAATGTATTTTGTTTAATAATCTCGTCAATCATTAAACTATAAATTTCCTTATCCTTTTTATCTGGATACATTGCAGATTGTAGTAAACAGAATTCACCTACTTTATGGTTTATCTCATAGGTAAAAAAACCTGCAAACTCATCATTTATTAGCAGTATTACTGCTGAATGTATTTGCATATTTTTTCTTGCAGCACGATAGGCAATTTTATCAATTAGTGCTAATTCTGCTACCTTAGTTTCATAGCCTGAACCTAAAACAGATTCTACGTTAATAATTTGAATTTTGTCCTCAAATAGTTTTGCTTGCTTCATTTTGTTTTGTGTATTATAATTTTTTTATCTCCTCATCAACCAACTCCAAACACTCGTAACATTTCTCCTCAATCTGCTCCCAATGTTCAGTTTTAAATCTTGGGTCAGCAAGTAAAGTTGATTCAATTTGTTTGGTGAAATAGTTTAGTTTAGGTTTAACTTGTTTAATTGTTTCAATGAATTCTTTGTTTTGAATTTTATCTCTAAACTCCCATAACACAAGCATAGATTTTTTCGCTGCTTCAATGTTTATGTAAGCCATTAGTAGATTTTGGGCAATCTCTTTTTCAGTCATAAATACCAATATAATTATTAAATTGATTCCTTAATTCCCATCTTCGTTCGGGTGTACGTGGTAAAGTATCGACTTCGTTCATTTCGATAACTCCCTTTAGAATATGTTTAGCCCTTGTAATAGCTTCTTGAAGTTCAAACCTAAACATCTTGTTACTTGGGTATATTGCGGGCAAGTCGAGTAAGTAAAGTAAAAATTCATCCCCAAATAATACCCTAATGTTTTTCGCATAGTTTGAGCCGTTGCCGTCTTTGTCTTTATTGCAGTTGATACATTGAGCGAAAATATTGAATAGGTTGTATCTTATCGAGTTGTTGCGACCAACCCCAAAGTAATGACCTCCGTTTACCCCTTTAGAATCGTTAGCCGATTTAGCCTTAGTTCGCATCTCGCAACCACAACTAATACAAGTACAACCTTTGTCAATTTCTTTGGCTATCTGGTTAATCACAACTTGAAGTGCTGATACTAAACTTTCTTGTTTCTTTTTGTCTTTGGTTGCCCTTAAAGATTCCTTTTCAGATTCCATCTTTTTCAATCCGTTTGACCTTGCCAAAGCTATTGAACACTCGTAACTACAAACCTGCGCTAAACTATTTTGAGGGGTAAAATCATTTTTACACCATTTGCATTTTTTAGGCTTTACCATATGGCTTTCGGTTTGATGGTTGCAGGTGGGTAAGTGAGTTTAATAGCTTCATTTTTTCAACTACAATAGGGTCGTTAGAATCTATTAAGTCCTGAATTTTATCCCTTGCATTGATGGAAGTCGAATGGTCTCTATGCCCAAAGTATTTGCCTATTTCAGACAATGAGGTGAATTTCTTTTGGCAGCAAATATACATACCTATTTGTCTCCAAATGCGTATTTCCATTTTGCGGGATGGAGATTTGATAAGGTCAGCAGAATATCCGCTAACCTTAACTATCTCACTCATTATATGGTCAAAAATCTCTTGGTCTGTGGTGGGTTTATATTGATTTACCTTACAATAAAACCCATCTCGGTTAATTAGTGTTACCATAGTTTTACAGATTAAAATGGAAGCCCACTATCATCCCCTAAATTATTAATATTAGGTGCAGGTTCAGTACTCGCAGGCACTAAACTTTTATCTACTCCATTACCCACATAGATAGTTGGTTCATCCTTATCTTTCTTATTCACTTGGATAGAATGGGTATTACCAAATTTGTCTACCTCTCTGTTCTCCCACATTACGAGGTTAATGTACTTTTTGCCGTTTTTAGCGGTTGTAATTTTCTCCTTAGGTAAATCACTAAGGCAAATGCTTAATTTAATCATGGTTTTAATTTATTTAATAATTGGTTTTTTAATTTAAATGCTAATTTAGATTTATCAATAATAGCGTTTATTCTGTCTTGGTTGCGTTCAATCTCAATAAGGTGTATAGAAACATTCACATCTTTAAATCGTGGGTCATACGATAGGAAAAAGCATTTATCCGCATCACACAAATACATATTGGTTTGCATTTGGTCGTAGTAAACTGGATATTCACTTTGAAAATTAACGGGTGTCAAATATAACTTATTGTATAAATGATTTTGGGAGTTAGGACATTTAATTTCTGCAATGGCTTTAAGGTTCGGAAATATCATGTCAGGAGTTCCGCCCAAAATTTCATCACTAAAGAAAACCGTTCCATTGTGTGAGGTGTAAATTACCTCATTGGATGCAGGGTTCAACTCTAACAATTCACATAGGGTAAGTGCTGCTTCGGGTTCGGTGTTAGTACCCCATTCCATTTCCAGGTTCTTAAAGATAAATTTAGGGTTGCCATAGTATGCACTAATCTTTTCAATAATGTAGCTAATAGCCCCATCACTTAAGACTTGCCCTGCTTCTTTAGCTTTCTTTGAAGGTTCAGCCATTAGGCGGTTAACTTCGGATGCAGTAAATACCCAATCCCTTTTACTTTTCCAATCTTCTTCCGTTTCAAAAACGTATCTTGTAATCATTGCATTTTCTCCTTATTGCTACCAAACCTATCAGTTAAACTATTATCCGTTGTGAATATCGCTATATCCTTTCTGTTCAATGAAGCCCCGAATAAATCACCAAACATATCGCAGGCATCTTTAATGGCTAAAGTTTTGGCAATCGGGAAAGCCATAGACAATGCCCCATTATTAATATTAGCAAGGTCGGCAGGTGAAGTGCCTTTACTCGTTTGAAGTTGGCAAGCTCCTATCCCATCATTTACAATTAATTCACCTGATACGGGGTTAGTAACTTTAATTCGCACCGTAACCCATACCCCATTGAATGCAGTACCTTGTCCAGTAATCTCAATTGAATAAGTCTTAAAGATACGTTTCAAAAGGTGTTCAACCTTATCGATAGGTAGGTATTTATGACCTTTAATGTAGGGGTGTTCCTTTACCCATTTAGCGGGTGGTGGTTGATTTAGCAGTAAAGCTAATTGGTCGTTTTTGTACGCTAACTCAATATCTTGGGTCAGGTCGGCTAATTTAGGAAGTTTTGTTTGCTCTGTCATATTAGTATTTATTAGGGTGTTCAGTAACTTCGCTTATTGATTCAGGTTCAGTAATATGTTGCCCGATTGTGTTAACTTGGTCATTACCTCCATTACCAAAGGCAGTTCCAATAGATTCAAGATACTTTTGATTGAGTTCAAACGATTCTTGAATTTTCGCCAATGCTACTACTCCATCAAACATAAGGGTTAGCATTTCTTTAGATAGTTGGCATCCATTGAATTTAATTGAATCAATGTGCTTGTTAATTAGTTCGTTTAGTTGTGTCATGTTTATTTTAAAGCGTTAATAGTTTCTGTAATGATTTGAATCAGTTGGTTGCCATGAATGTAGCGAAGCGTTCCTACTTCTACTTCAACGGTATTTCCGTTAATTGTTATTTTAATCTTCATAAGTTTAGTTGGTTATTTCGTTAATGTCAATGCCCATACGCTTAGCTGCTGCAATTACGCTATCTTGATGAATTGGTTTAGGATATAAATCTTTAAGGTAAGATACCATTACTTCCCTCATAGCCTGATATTCATCTGCATTTACGGTTATGGTGTTAACTTGTGGCGGGTCAATGAAGCGGTTAAGTTCGTCTGACCATTGCGGGAAGGTTTTGTTTTCTTCGTGGTTTTCCCAAAAGTCATAACCCTCAGGAGTTAAATTCCAAGTAAAACAATTGACAAGGCTTCCATAATATTCATCCAATGGTCTGCCCTTCCATAGTTTACAATACAAGTCCAATTTACCCTTAATTTCTTCGGGTATGCTTTTATAAAATTCTGTTGCCATATTAGTTCATTGAATAAATAGTTGTATAAGGTCTTGAGTTAAGTCTATCGGTTACCTCTTTAATAAGGTAGTCGGCTTGCATAATCTTATAGGTCGAGTAGGGTCTTTCTTCACGAACGCATTCAGTAGCTTCTTTTCGTGCCAATTCACGCAATGCAATCAGTCGGTTTAATCTCATAACCAGATAATCGGTTAAAATATTATCTTTTGGTTGCGGTTTAGGTTGTGGCGGGTTAATTAAACCTTCTATCCACATTACTAATTTTGTTTCAAGTGTTTTCATATCAATCCGTTGTTTTTATAGTGAGTAACTAACAATTTAAACGCATCATTAGCTAATTGGTCTTTAGTAATCGACCCTTGTATAGCGGTGCGTTTTTCATTGATTCGAGTTTGAATTAACGAAACCAAGTTGATAAGGTTTTCATCGATTCTGAACGATTGGGTCTTTCTTTTACCCATCATGTGAATAGGTTCGGGTTGTTTGGTCATGTGTATTTGGTTTAGTGGGGGATTGCTCCCCCGTTGGTTAATTAGTTGCAAATTCTTTTCTGCCATTGTTTTTTAAAAATCCTCCCCAATGTAATTGAACTCTTTCATTGTAAGTTGCAGAAGGAATAAAATGATTACCCGTAGTTGTTGAAATCATGTAGAAACCCTCATTTGATTTTCTTAGTTGGCAATTACCCCATTCATCAATTAGGGTTGTGTTGGCTAAAATTTCTGTGGTGTTTTTCATATCTATTGTGATTGTGGATTCAAAGGTAGTATTTTAAGTCATACCTGCAAGCACTTGCAAGCAAATAAACTAAACATTTCTATAACTTGCTATAAATCAGGCTAAAAAAGTTTAGTAGTGTGTATTGTTTAGTAAATAGTTTAGTTGAATTTTGTTGAGTAAATTCTAAAACAAAAATGAACAACACAATAAAACAACAAGTATTCACCCTCATGGATGAGGGAATCACTAAACGAGCGGTAATTTACTCGAAAATCAAAGAAGCTAATCCAGGTAATACGACTACATCACTTGGAAGTATTGCGGTAATTATGACTGAATACAGAAAGGCAAGAAAGCAACTTCCTAAACAAGAATCCATCCCAAACGAACAAGCGGGTTAATGAGAGATGAACTGCTTAAGATAGTTGTATCAGATAGTAACTTCAAACGAATTTGCTACAAGATAAACCTATCTTATGCGGAGGACATTTACCAAGAAACCTGCGTAGAATTATTGACTATACCCGAACACAGATTACCCGAACCAAAGTACCTAAACTTTTGGTTTTACCGAGTAGCGTTTAACATTATGTCTAAACGTGGTAAGTTAGGTTCAATAGTTTTAAAGAACGAACATGAATTAGACTTAGGCGGTGAATCAGAAGTAAGTAACGAAAGACTAATGAGGGAAGCCGAGCGATTTATGTTAAGCCTTAACGAGTTTGAGAATAGAGTTGTTTTACTTTACAACGAGTTAGGCGATATGAAAAAGGTTCAACGGGCAACGGGGATAAGTTATTCAGCACTTCGAGCGGTACGAGAAAAATTAAAACTTAAAGCAAAAGAGATTTGAAAATATTAATAGTTGTTCCATCCCATCCGAAATACTCGGGTGTAGATTATCACAGAATAGTAATGCCACATAATATAATGGGGCAAGTGTTTGAGGATGCTGATGTAAGTATGATAAACGAGATTGATTCAGTCGAGGTCGAGTTCTTAAGTGAGTTTGATTTAGTTGTGGCAAATCGTTTCTTATCTAAAACGGGCAACCAACAATTAGTTATTGACAAGTTAAAGCAAGCTAAGACTAAATATGTTATCGACTTAGACGATGATTACAAGTTGCCTAATTGGCATTTACTACATGGTGCAGCTAAACAAATGAACCATGCCGAACAGATTATTTTAGGAATCAAAAACGCTCATGCAGTTACAACCACTCACGAGTTATTAGGTAGAGCAATTCAACAAGAGTTAGGTAATAAAAATGTTTTCGTAGTACCAAACGGAATCTTGCCAGAGGGTCAATTTGAAGTTAAGCCTGCTAACTTTGATAAATTGCAATTTGGTTGGAGTGGTTCAATCACTCACTTTGAGGATGTTCTATTGGTTCATGATGCTTTACTATCTTTGTACACCGATGAAACCATTAACGATAAGTTTAGGGTAGTGTATGGCGGATATGATGGAACAGACCAAACAAGTTCAGCGATTGCGGGAGTGTTATGTTGCAAAGGTAAAGCTAAAGAAGGTTCATTTATCCTTTATCCTGCAAGGGATGTAGTAGGATATGCAGAATTTTACGACCATATCAATGTGAGTTTAATCCCATTAAGGAACAATCGATTTAATAATATGAAGTCGAACCTCAAACTACTTGAAGCGGGATTTAAACGTAAGGCGGTAATTATATCGGATGTTTATCCCTATACTCCTTTACTTGAACATGGAAAGAATTGTTTAGTCGTTAAGCATAAAAACGATTGGTATAAACACATGGTTAAACTTATTAACAATCCTAACTTAGTCGAAGATTTATCCGCACAACTTTACGAGGATGTGCAAGTATATCACATGGAGAGAATCGCAGAGGTTAGGCATAAAACTTATTTAAACTTATGATATTAGGAATAGCTTTTTTATGGGTTGCATTTTATCACATCAACCCTTTACCATTTCCAAAGTGGATGAACTTTAAACCTTTCAATTGTATAGTATGTCTATCCTTTTGGAGTATAGTGTTTTTATCACTTATAGCGCACTTTATCCCATCGAGTGAAGTGTTTATACATTCACTTGCATTAGGTGGGTTTGGGGCGTATCTTTCGATTATTGTAAAAAGATTAATATTTAAAATATGAACATAATGTCTTGGGAAGAAATCTACGAACTATTAAAGAAAGATGAAGGCGAACGATTCACGCTTTATCAATTACTTCAAATCTTTATCAATGAGTCTGATTGGGTAGGTCAACCGCAACAACTACTTAAACTTAAAGAGATTCAAACAAACTTAACGGGCATTCGACCTGGTAATTGTTCGGGGTGTAATATCGAAGTCTTAAGAAACTTAGCAAGGTGGCTAAACAATTACGAGAAAGACCATCCACAAGTTGAGGAAGTAAAAAAGATTGGTAGACCTAAAGCAAAGTAACTATGGCACTTATAGCAATGGCGGTATATGATACCGAAGAAAACCAAAGGAGTAAATATACTCATAAGACTTTAGAATGTTTAACCGAAATGGTAGACTTAAGTAAACATGAAATTATAATTATCGATAATAACTCTTGTCAAGAAACTAAAGATATTATTGCAGACTTTGTAAATATGTTTAACCTAACTCTTATCTCTTTATCCGAGAACATTGGAACTGCTAAAGCTATCAATCGAGCATGGAAGCACAGAAAACCAAATCAGCATCTTATTAAGATTGATAACGATGTAGATATACTTTCATTCAATTGGGTAGATGAAATGGAAGAAGCAATCGAGCGGGATAAGTCAATAGGTATTTTAGGACTTAAGCGTAAGGACTTATTAGAGAACCCTACACGCAATGACCAATTTAAAAGCACGTTAAGAATGTTACCCCATTCAAATGGTGAAAGGTGGATAATTGTTGAGGATGTCGACCATGTGATGGGTACTTGTCAAATGTACAATTACCGATTAATAGATAAGATAGGCGGGTTAATGCAACCAGGTTTATACGGGTTTGATGATACTTTAGCAGGTGTACGTTGTAAGTTAGCAGGGTTTAAAAATTCATTCCTACCTCATATCGAGATTGACCACATAGACACAAAAGAAACTCCTTATTGGCAGGAGAAAAGAAATATCGCTGCTAAAGATATGGCAGAGTTTAATCTAATGAAAAGTAAATTATTAACGGGTGAACTATCTATTAAAGTAGAACTATGAAATCATATGAAACAACATCAATAGGTAATTTAACTTTAATAGCTTGCCTAAGTGATTTACAAGAGAACGGAATAGATGCAAGTTTAGTGAATGCAACTACTCAAAATAGTTTAGGTACATTTGAGATTAATAATGATTCTCAAATTGAAATAGCCGAACAAATTATGAATAAGTATTTTAATGTTAACCAAAAAGATTAACTATGAAAGTAATATCAGTTGTAGACGATAGAAACCGAGCGAGGGAACTTGTTAGAAGTCTTGACCATTTCGGATGGGAACACGAAATTATTCAAGCAAGTTGGCGAGGGTTTGGAACTAAACTAAACGAGTTGTATAGATATTTAGAAACCAATGAGATTAAAGACTTCATTTTTTTAGATGGGTACGATACTTTCGCACTTGCAACCCCTGACGAGTTTAAGAGTAAAATCAATTCACCAAGTTTATTAAGTGCCGAGATTAATTGTTGGCCAGATGCAAACCGAGTAAACGAATATCCATTAACTTCGCATAAGTTTAACTTTTGCAACTCAGGCAGCTATTATATGGAAAGAGATTTGTTTCTTCACCTAATGCGAGAAGAACCCGTAAGAAATGAAGATGATGACCAAAGATGGATGACAAACCAAGTAGTTAAACGTGGATTAACTTTAGACTATGAAAGAAATGGATTTCAAACCTTATGCGGAATAATCGAAGGTGAAGATTACATTATATCGAATAGTCGAATGATTACAAACTTAGGTACTAAACCATGTTTTATTCATGGGAACGGAAAAGCAAACATGAACTTTATATACGAATTAATATGAACAATCAAGAAGAAAAACCAAGTGCATTAAAGGCAATCGGGGTAATTGTCTATTTAGTAGTTATTGTAATAGCTATAACCGTTTTACTAAGATGAGTTTAACAAATGTAAAGCATACTTACACCGACACGGAACAATGGAACACATACATCCATGAAAAGTTCTGTGAGGAGGTAAATAAAAATCCTGAGTTAAAAGAGTTAAGGGACTTTGTAGAACAAAACGCTTTCGGGTTTGGTGAACGCTCATTTTATTGGATGTGGAAAATCATAGTTGATGAAATGCCAAAAGAGTTTACATTCTTAGAGATTGGAGTATTCAGAGGGCAGACAACTACGTTAATCCAATTACTCGCTAAACAAGCAGGTAAGAAGGTTAAAGTTTACGGAGTAACCCCACAAGACGCAACCGATGGACATTGGGATAGTGATTACCCTATGGACTTATTCACGCTTGAAAAGAAGTTTAATGTACCTCACTTAAATATCTTTAGGGGATTAAGTACAAACCCAGAGATTATCCAGGAGGTAAGCCAATTAAAGTTTGACATTGTCTACATAGATGGAGGTCATACATACGAGGTCATTAAATCGGACTTAGAGGTATATCCTAAACTTACTAAAGATTTTTTAGTGGTTGACGATTGCGCTAATAGGTTTAAGATACCTTTTGGAATGTTTGCAGGGATTGAATCTGTGAGCAATGCAGTAGACGAAGTCCTTCCACCGTTTGGCAATAAACTAAACTTTGACTATTTATTTAATGTGGTTCATAACCGCATATGGAGGATTAACAATGGGAAAGGGTAAATTTAGTGATGAGTTATTTGAAGCTATGTGTATGCGTATCAGTACAAGTGCTGATGGGTTGCATAAGGTATGTAGTGAGTTTAACATTTCGCCTATTAGCTTTTATCAATGGTTGAAAGATGACAAAGAGTTAGCTAACAGATACGCGCACGCGCGAGAGGTACAAGCAGAACTATTGGCAGACCAAATACTTAGCATAGCAGACGATAGCACAAACGACACGAAAACGATTATAGGCAAGTCGGGCGAACCAATTGAAGTAGAGAACACCGAGTGGACAAACCGCAGTAAGTTAAGAGTCGAAGCCCGTAAATGGATAGCTGCCAAACTTAAACCAAAGAAATATGGTGATAAGGTTGAGGTAGAGCAGAATGTAAACGTAAATAAGTTGCCTGATTGGTTAACTGCTCCAATTGAAAACATCAACTCAAATAAAACAGAATAGCGAAATAGGCGGGTAAATAGAATCTATACCGCCATTCACATAAAAAACATGATACTGAACCCAAACTTTTTATTCATAGAACAAAATATTAAAACAAAACGCGTGCTTGCCCTACAAGGTGGCACGCGTTCATGAGCAGGCAAAACCTATTCAGCCCTGCAATGGATAATTAGAACCTGCCATTTGTATCAAGGCATGACTATCTCTGTAGTGAGAAAAACCCTACCTGCCTTAAAGAGTTCAGCCCTTAGAGATTTTATTGAGATACTGCAAGGTTTAGGTTGGTATAACGAAGCCGACCATAATAAGACCGAGAACAATTACATACTAAACAAAAACCTGATTGAGTTCTTTAGTATAGACGATGCTCAAAAGATACGAGGTCGTAAAAGGGATATTCTATTTATCAACGAAGCCAATGAGATAGACATAGAAGATTGGCGTCAATTACTTTTAAGGACATCGGGCAAAGTAATAATTGATTACAACCCATCAGACTTTGAACATTGGATATACGACCAGGTACTTACTCGTGATGATTGCGCAACTTTAATAACTACCTACAAAGATAATCCTCATTTACCCGATGCACTTAAGCGAGAGATTGAAAGTTTAAAAGATGCAGACCCCGAGTATTGGAAGATATTTGGATTAGGAGAAAGAGGTCAATTAGTTGGCTTAGTGTTTAACAATTGGCGAGAAGGTGCGAGAGTTCCTGACAATGCTAAGTTAGTTGGATGCGGTTTAGATTGGGGTTTTAGTGCAGACCCTACCGCAGTAGTTAAAGTTTACCAACACGAACAAACTCTATTTATACAAGAGTGTTTATATGAACGTGGGTTAACGAACCCCGATGTAAGTAAACGACTTGAACAATCACTAAACAAGCGAGATGAGATTTATGCAGATTCAGCCGAACCTAAAAGTATTGAGGAAGTGTTTAGATATGGTTGGAACATTCGACCTACAATGAAAGGGGCGGATTCAATTATAAACTCCATCGATATTCTTAGGCGGTTTCAATTAGTTTTAATTGGGCATAACTTGTCGAAAGAGTTTAGAACCTACAAATGGAAAACAGATAAGGCGGGAAAACAATTAAACGAACCCGTAGACTTTAATAACCACTTAATAGATGCTACAAGATACTTGGCTTTAATGAAGCTAAACAATCGACCACGTGGAAAATATGCGACTACCTCGATATAAACAAAAAACTTTAGTTACTCTATTTATGAGTAATGATAAGAAGCTACGACAATTTAACGATTAAACAATTTTTACAATGCAAATTAATTGCGGAATTGGAACAAGACCCAGTTACCCGCAAGATGAAAATGTATGCAGAGGTATCAGGTAAGACTTTGGAAGAAGTCGAAGCTATGCCGATTGGTGATTTAGTTGCAGGTTTAAAGAGTTTAGATTCAATCGATACCCTAACAACCGACTCAAAGGTTAACATGAAGTTTAAGTTAGGTGGGAAAAGATGGATAATTAAATGGAGGCAGCAAGACTTAACGGGTGAGCAATATATCGACTCAACTTTCTTTTGTAAAGATGAAACTAAACTACTCCAAAACATTCACAACATCTTAGCAAGTTTAGCAGTAGAACGTAGTTGGTTTAAGGAATTACCCTACTCAGGTGAAACTCACAAAGAGCGGGCAGACCTCTTTTACAATCACATGAAAATTAAAGATGCATACCCTATCATGCTTTTTTTTTGCGAGTACTTCAAGACATTAGCCGACAATATTCAAATCTATTTAGTAACGGAAGCGGAGAAGGTAACTCGGGAGGTAAGGG